TTGGAATTAGAAGATGTAATTGAAGAGTATTTGTATCACTGTCTGGCGAAAGGATTCACACCGAAAACAATGAAGAATAAACGTCAAGAAATGAAGCAATTAAAAAGGTTTTTAATGGATGAGAAGGGGATAAGCGAGTTAGAAGACATCAACCCACTACATTTAAAGCAATACGTTAGAACAAAGCATAAGGAGGGTTTACAGCCACAATCAATAGTATCCATGTTTAAAATGGTTCGTGCTTTCTTTAGTTGGTGTCAGAAAGAGGAATACCTTAAAGGAAATATTGCAAAAAAGGTGGAATTGCCGAAAGTTCCTAAAAAATTACTAAAGGGATTTACCATTCAAGAGGTATCTGCAATGATAGACGCATTTAGTTATAAAAACTACATTGAAGCAAGAAATAAGGCAATAGTAGCCATGCTAAGTGATTGTGGACTTCGAGCGATGGAGGTTAGAGGATTATTGACTCAAAACGTAAAAGAAACAACGATTTTAGTTAATGGTAAGGGGAATAAGGAGCGTATTATGTTCATCTCGCCACCGTTAAAAAAGATTCTAATTCGATATGAGAGATTAAGAAAACAATATCTCAAAGATAAAATTGTTAAGACAGACAATTATTTTTTGTCTTATACAGCCGACCCATTGTCGCATATGGGGATTTACAATGTAATTAAAGAAGCAGGAAAAAGGGTAGAAGTTGAAGAGGTAAGATGTAGTCCACATACATTTCGCCATTTCTTTGCTGTTCAGTGTATTTTAAATGGAATTGATATCTTCACATTATCAAAATTACTAGGTCATTCTGATGTATCGACCACACAGCGTTATTTACAGTCATTAGAGGATTTTGAACTTATTAAAAAGGCAATGCCATCTAGCCCATTAATGAATATTGGTAGGTCTTCATAATAACTTTCTCATCACTGATATTGAAACAGAAAGCGTCATTGCTTCAATAGTTATTTAATTGTCAAAGAAAAAAGAAGTAGAGTGCTACCAACACCCTACTTCTTACGTTAGTTTTCGCTAAAAAACTGAATAGGAAAAATCCTACACCTTCATTTTATCGAAAAAAAATTGATGATGCAAGGGTTATTAAGTATTGTCTTTTTTATGAAGTGTACGGTAATTTTCAAACGTGGGAATGACCTAACACCACGCTAAAAACTTGAACAGGTTCGCTAAGCCAATGTCATAAAATTAAGCGTATACTCACAAATGCGTTTCCTTGTTTGCGCTGAGTATAGTCTAGGAGAGAACGTCCATAAACGGTTTGGTAAAGGTTGCTTGGTGTACTGCGGTACAGGTAGCAACGAATAAGAAAGATAATATTAGGTTACGAATAATTAAGGATATGTCAGCGGTACAATTCCTTCCCTAAATCTTTCAGCATGTTGGACAAGCATAACATGTTAAAAGTTCGTTGTAGATGGAAATCTAACGTTCAAACAGGGTGTTACTATACGGAAACCTTAACCCGATATACAATGTTGGAGTGACAATGAACGTCTGCTTTATATCGCTGTAACTTTTTCGTTTTTTTGCGATATAAGGTAGTCATTCTCTGCCCTAGCCGTTGTCCTTCCCACTCAACCAATGTGAAGGACGGGCACCTCGTGTCAATAGAAAAATGAGTAGGTGCTCAAAAGCACAAAAATTTTAAAAAGTCAAGGGTTATATAACATATTTTTTGACAAATGTAACAAAAAATGTTATACTTTAGTTAAGGGTTTGGGAGAACCTATGTATAGATATAAGGGGAAAGAAGTATGAGAGAATTAATTAAAAAGTATCAAGAAACTGGACAAGATAGAGAAATTTTAGAGGTATTATTGGATTATGTGGATGAAGATTTAACAACATTAAAATACAATGATAATGCACCGGAAGTAGAAGATGGTTTAAAATATGTGGCGTATCGTATTAGAGCATTCATGATGAAAAATTGTTTTGCAAAGAGAAATGCTAGAAACTTAATTGAAAGAAGCAATCAATCAGAGGATTTTGAAGGATTGCATGAATTTTTAGATTGTTTATATGAAGCAGATTGGATTGAATTAGATTGGAGAGCATTGCGTAATTATGATTTTTCTTCAATTTATGCTAATGAAAGCGAAGTAAGAGATTATTTACTAGATTCACAGTATGACTTCTTTAACCTTTTAAACCAATTTGAAGGATTAAGTCAAAATAGTGATGAGTTTAAAACAGATTTTAAACAAACTAAAGATAATTTATTACCATTGTTTGAAGAAGCATTTCTTTACGCAATTAAGAAAGTGGATTGTGAGAGAGAAATAAAAGAAATGGTTAAATATATAAACAAAGCAATGTTGACGAAATTCATTGAATTACAAATGAAGAGAGATAATGTTAAGCGTATCCGTAAAGGAAATAAATCTACATATGTAAAGGCAGAAACAAATGCAGAAGAAACAGATATTTGGATGATGATGTTTGGAAAAACATTGAAGCATGTTGGAGGTTTGGAAGCGTTTAATTTATGGCTTACACCAAAACAAACTAAATTTGTGCAAGATGTTTACAACATCATTGAAAGAGATTTAAAAGAAAACAACACAAATGCTTTCAGATGGAAAGAAGATGGCACACCTGTTTTGAAGAAACGTCATTTAGCGGAACAAATAGATATGGATGAAACAAACTTCAAACAAACAATAAAGCGTTGTGAGAAGAAAATTTATGATAACTGGAAAGAAGTCATTTCCAATAGATTCTAGACCACTCATTTTAACTGTATGAGTGGTTTTTATCTGTTTATACTTCGAACAGTATTAAAACCTTACGCAAGCAAATATGAATGGGAAAATATTACACTTTTCCATATATTTATTTTATGTATGAAGGCGTTAAATTAATAATGTTTTTTGCTTTCAAATTGAAAATTTTAATTATGCAACCCTTTTGCATAATCAATTCCCCTCAAAGGGATTACCTTAAAATTAGTTGCAACGGACTGCTAACCGTTGTAACCTGCTAGGATTTTATCTTAGTGATAGCCAACTTGTGGAAACGGTACGACTGTACTGTTTCCTATTTTTATTGAATTAAAAGGAAGTGTTAAATAAAAATGGACGAAATCAATAATCAAGAACAGGTACAAGATGTTGAGGAAACCGAAATTGAAGACACTCAACAAACTGATGAAATAGTTGAAGAGAAAACTTATTCGCAAGAAGAAGTAAATGAACTACAAGAACAGATTGATGAGTTATCACAATACAAGCCAAAAGAATTAACAGATGATGAAATTAAAATTCAGCAAAAGTTAGAAGCGATTTGGCAAAGAGAAGTTACGCACATCTTAAAAGAAGAAGGCGTTGAAGTTTTTGCTGACTTCATTAACGTTTCTGTAGATGATACAGAAGCACTAAATAATCAAATTACAAAATTAAAGGAAATCATTGGTCAACTAGAGTTGGCGAATGGATATAAACCGACAAATCATAAACAAGTGGACAGTTATAGCATTGCTAAGAAAAACAAAGACACTAAGAGTATGATAAGTCAAAAATTAAATTTTTAATAAAAGAAAGAGGAAAAAAGAATGTTAGATTCTAAAAAATTAACTACACAAGAAAATATTCATCTAACTGATGAAATCGCTTTAGTAGCACCTATTGCTACTCCATTTTTCGCATTACTTATGAGCAAAGGTTTATACGTTGACAGTAAAGGTAAATTCCACACATGGAGAGAAAAAACTCTTGATGGTACGGCTGACATTACAGTTGATGAAGGTGTTGACGCTACTCAATTCGTACAATCTGGACGTGCTGAATTAAACAACGTTATGGAAATTTTCTACAAAGCAACTTCTGTATCTGGTACTGCACAAGCAACAGGGGCAGTTAGTGACTTATTCGCACAAGAAATTAATGACCGTTTAGTTGAACTTGCTATTGGTATTGAGAAAAAACTTATCTCTGGTATTAAGAATGATGGTGCAAGTGGTAAACGTCAAATGGATGGTATCTTGAAATTCGCTGATGCAGGTAACGTTGTAAACGGTGCTACAGCAAACGTATTACAAGAAAAAGAAGTTAAGGAACTTGTTAAGAAATTATGGACAGCAGGAAATGAAAATGGTGAATTTTACGCTCTAGTTGGTGCAGACATCAAAGACCAAATTGATGAATTATACAAAGACCGTTACTCTTACCAACATGTTACAAATGATTTCGGTATTGTTGTAAATTCTGTAGAAACCTCTTATGGAAAAGTTAACTTTATCCTAGACCGTTATATGCCAGCAGATAAAATTGTTGCATTTGATATAAACGCTCTTAAAGTTGCTTTCCTACGTCAACCACAATTCGAAGCATTAGGTAAAACTGGTGACAATATTAAAGGTCAAGTAGTCGCAGAAGCAACTCTTGAAGTTGGAAGTAAAAAAGCAGTTGCAGTATACAACTTAAAAACTTCTTAATAAGGGTAGAGGGGCAACCCTCTCCTATATTATTTTGACAACCGTTAAAAATTTTCAATGGGAGGGTAAATTAAAGTGAACACTAAAGATGAATATGTGTTAAAGCGTAGGAAAAAGAAGATTCGTTTACGTCAATTAGCCGAATATATTGGTTGTTCGCAATCGCTAATTAGTCAATATGAAACTGGTAATTGCGAAATGGATAGAGTCAAAATTGATAAGTACAAAGAATTTATAGATAATTTCCGAAAAAACTCTTGACAATTCGATTTTATGTAACACATAAATTTGGAAAGTGTAACAAAAAATGTTATACTATGTATAGGATGAGGAATCATCCGAATAAAAAAGATAAATTAAAGGAGTGAAATATGTGGAAGTAGTAAAAACTTAACTCTTTTACTCAATCAGCACGTGAGTAAAAGGGGAAACAAAGGAATAACAAATAACATTTATAAAGGTTAATAAATAAATAAAAAGATGAAACTTGGATTTTATCAAACATTAAAAACATAAATTAGTGCAAAAGTTTTTAAGAGTGAAAGTTACACTTTCGCTAATTTATGAAGCAAGATTTTAAAAACAAATTTCCTCAATGGGTATTTGAGGAAGCAGATTATACAGTATGCATGAGTGATGATATTGATAGTTTAGTTGGTGCAACAATCATCAAACAAGTTAAAGATTGGGAGGTGGAACACTTCTATGATTTCAACAATCTTTACTCTACAAATAAAAAAGACAAACGTAAAGCAGTCGGTGTTGATATTGCCCTTGTAAAAGGCATGACATACGACAACCACGTAACAATACTCTCCAATACAAGTAAACCAAACATAATGAGTGCAAATCCAAACATAATTGAAAGAGTTTCAAGAGATAATTACACAGACAAATATGCAATGAGTACAGCATTACTATTATACGCATTATATGATATTCCATTGCCTTCAACAGAAGATGGTATGTTAATGCTCATGGCAATTGATTCTAGTTACTTAGGATACTACGATAAAAGATTTAAAAAAGTGCAATGTGAATGGCTAGAAAAGATGGGCATGGAAGAAATGATTCGCCTTCAAGAAAGACATTCTTTAAAAGATTTTGTAGAGGTCAAAAGAAGATATGATTCTTCTAAAAAAATATTTTTAAATGATAGCGGTTTCTTGGAAACAGAAATGAATTTAGAAGGTATTGGTAAATTGCTAGAGTTGGATATTATCCTTCCAAATAAACAATTTGAAATTAGAAAAGAATTTACTCGTGATAAATATGATTTGAAAAGTGGTAGCAAATACGACAATCAATTTGTTAATGACTATTACAAACCATTTTCATATGCTCTTACGAAAACAAATGAATTAAATATGACTGTTTAAATTAAAAAGGAAGATACATATGGATATGAATAAATATTTCTTCTGTTACAGTACAAACCTACAAGAGTTTTTAAGATATGAAAAATATATTAGATATATTTGTACTGCAAGACATATGACATCGAATAAACAATTTTGGTTGTTTGAAAGAACAGAAGAATTAAATATTGCATTGGCTGAATATAGAGTCAATGGTGAAAAGTTAGAATTAAAAAGGAATTATTTACAAAGTTAATTTAAAAGAAGGGTTGGATGTTAAATGAAAAACATTACTGCAAAGGATTTATTTTTTTGCTATAACAAGCAAGTTGCAAAATTTTTAAGATATGAAAAAAATATTGAATTTATTACAAAAGCATATACAAAAGTAGGCGTTGAGTTTTACCTGTTTCAATGTACGGATGAATTAGAAAAAGCATTGGCTGAATATAAAGATAGTAAAAAGTAACATATAACAAATGATAATCGAAGATAAAACAAAGGGGTAATCTAAAATGTTAACTGAAAAGGAATTTAAATCAAGAATTGAGTACTACAAACAAGATGATAGATTTGGGAAAATATTTCTTCCGAATAATATATTTGAAGTATTATTAAAAGATGAGCGATTAACAAAGAAAGGAAAGCGAACTACAACACATATTGATGTAGCGTATGCTTTCATATATTTATACACTTGGTTATACAGAAATGCAAAGTATGGAAGTATGAGTACAGAAAACTCAAAGGTTGGGTCATTAAAAGAATTAATAGGATTCTCTAAAACAGAGAAGAGAATCAATTACATTATAAATAAAGATGGTGTACTTGATGATTTAGGATTAACACGAACAATACCATATAAAGATGCACCTGCACGTTTTCAATTTAATGAGGATGTTATTGAGTTTTATACAGTATCAGATGAAAAGATTTCTATAACAAACAACAGACAAATTGTTAAAGAGCCAGTATTTGCACTTGAAAATAGTGATGGAGAATATGGTTACGGAACATTTTTTGGAAGCATGGATAATGACAATATCGCTAATACACATAACGTTGATTTTGAAGTGTTTATTAAGTGCATGACGAATGATAAGTTAGGAACTGATGCTTTTTACTTATACAGTTTCTTAAAACACAAGTGTGATGTATCTGGTGGCTCAATTGAAATTGCATTAACAACTATCTCACAACAAACAGGAATTACAAGAGGTAAGCGAAATGACGCATTAGAAAACTTAAAGAAATATAATTTAATACATTGTACTCCTGCTACATATATAATTGATGGAGAACCAGATGGAGCAAGTATTTATAAATGTAAAGGTGCAGAGAATTATATTAGTGATGGTGTTAAATTTAATACAAGAACAGTAGCAGGAAAGAAAAAAGAAGAAGTGTAATTGAAGGCACGTTCTTAATTGGAACGTGTTTTTTTGATGCAACATTTCAAAAGGTTACCGATAGTGACTAATATAATATATATTATTAGTGATTAGTTATTATATATAAAATAAAAAATAACGATACATAATTATATATTATATTACTCACTAAACGTAACCTTTTGAAATATCGTATAAACGATAATTGAAAGGAAGTAATTTAAAATGACACTTAAAGAAGCATTACAGAAAGTTACAAAAGAGAATCGAATGTATTTTAATTATAAATTTCCAGATACACGATTCAATCAAACTATTCAGCCGAAGAATGAAGAAGAATTTCTTATTTCAGTTGGTAGAAAAACTATGAATGGTTTTACGAATTGGGAGAAGACACCAGAATATGCAAATTTGGTGGCACTATACTTACAATCTAAAATGATTGATGACATTTACAAAATCTATGATGTTGTAAGAGTTAAGGCACTTGAAGGTGAAAGTAAATCAATCACAGATTTTCTTAAATTAAATAAGGAAATCAACACTATTGTCAAAGCAGGTCGTGAACTTATTGACGATGAAATTGAAGAAGATGATGGGTTGAGTTTATAGTGAGTAAAAAATTAACAAAAGAAGAAAAGTTACAAATCATCAACAATGACCCTGTGTTATGGCTTAGAAATTTCGTCAAAATCACCACAAACACAGGTGATTACATACCATTTGTGGTTAATGACCAACAAAAGCAATTCATTGAGGAAATGGAACGCTTTAATGTAATTGCAAAGGCAAGACAAATTGGTTTTAGTACAATGTCATTGGCTTTGTGTTTATGGATGTCAATGAATAGACCACGAACAAATTATATGATAGTTTCCTATAAACAAGAATCATCAACATCATTATTTGACAAATTAAAAATGATGTATGATGACCTTCCACATGACAAATTTAAGTTTCCAAAAGATGTACAAAACAACAGAGGACAAATGAAATTTGATAATGGTTCATCTATTACGCTTGCAACCGCTGGAGGTAAAGATGTGGGGCGTGGTACTACATATGAATATATTTTGTTATCAGAATTTGCATTCTATGAGAATCAAGAATCAATTTTATTATCAGCAGAACAAGCATTGGCAAAGAGTAAAACATCAAAATTAGTAATTGAAACAACTTCAAACGGTTTTAATCCCTATCAAAAACTCTTCATGAACGCATATAAGGGAAATTCTAAGTATAAAGCATTCTTTTTCCCTTTCTATTCTTCCTCATACGCAAAACAATTCAAAGATGATTATGATGAAGCAGAAGCATGGTACAAATTAGATAATAAAGGAAAACGTCTTACTAAAGACGATTTAGAGCAAGAAGAAATATTTTTACACAATCAAGGTGCAACGCTGAAACAATTAATGTGGCGTAGATGGAAACTACTTGATATGACTCTGCAACAGTTCTATCAAGAGTTTCCTGCAACACCAATGGAGTCATTTATCAGTAGTGGATTAAACGTTTTCGACCAACAGAAGATTGTCGAACGCTTGAAATATATAAAAAAACCATTGTTATATAAAAATGTAAAGATGGTTATTCCAGATAGTATTGCGAAGTATATTGGAAAATCATTAATGATTTATGAATTACCAAAACAAAGTGTTAGATATTATGGGGGTGTAGATACTGCAAGTGGTAGCGGTGGTGACTATTCTACTATCTCAATTTTAAATGCAGATGGTGAACAGGTGCTAAGTTTTTATGATAATAAAATTCCTGTTTATGAATTTGCTAAGTTACTTGATATCATTGGGAAGTTTTATAATTATGCTTTCTTAACAGTAGAAAGAAACTCTTTTGGTACTCCAATACTAGAACGTTTAAGAAAAGAATATGAGTATATGAATTTGTACAAGCATAAAGTTTTCAATCAGCAGTTAGGTAAAAAACAATTACAGTTAGGATACCAAACTACACAAGTAACAAAAAATATTATGATTACAGATTTAAAAGAGCAATTTGAATTGGAAATGATGCTTATAAATTGTCAAGAAACATTAGAGCAAATGCAAATTTTTGTTGAAACAGATGGAAAGACAGGAAATAAAAAAGGTAATGACAAACATGACGACTGTGTCATTGCTATGGCATTAGCAATTCAAGGTATTAAACAAAATAAATGGTATGTTTAGGAAGGTTTTTGTATCCTTTTGTCGAATTATATTGATTAAAAGGAGATGATTTAGTTGAGTTGGACAGATGCATTTATTGATTCTTTAAAAGATTGGAATGAGTTATGCGCAGTAAAAAATATTAAATTAGAAGATGTTTTGGGGCAAATCGGCTATAGGATTGGACAGCAAGGTTTGGTAGATAATAGTACGTTAGAAGGTTTGGAAGATAGAATTAATTTTCTTGTTACTAAAGAAAGAATGGATGAAAGATTTCTAATCGAATCTTTAATAAATCAAGTTACAGTAATCTTAAAAAATATGCTTAGTGAATTAGGTGAGAATATAATTCAAGCAGAAAAAATGAAGGAAAACCTTGAGGGACAAGGTTCATTAAAAGATATCTATGATAGAAAACTTGCGGAGTTAAAGAGCCCCTCATACGCTCATAATGCAAGGCATCAAATAGACACTTGGGAGTTTGTTGTTAATAAGAAATTTTCTTCAACAATAAAAAACCAGTTCGAAATAGAGGATTTTATGAAAGCATCAGAAAGAGTAAAGAAAGATTTTGCAAAAATTCCTCAAGAAGATTTAAATTTATCGTTTGGTGACCTTCATAAAAAGTAAAATGAATAAAAAAAGCATCCTTTTTAAAGGGTGCTTTTTATTTTGGAAAGGAAGAAAGAAATGGATTTAAAAGATTATATTAAAACCGTACATAACGGTAATCAATTTTGGTTTGCTGATGAGGTGTCTCATTTTGAAAACCAGAGAAGAATTTTAGATACAATTGAGAAGAAAAAATATTTAGATGGTAGACATGCAATCTCAAATAGAGTTGTAGAAAATTATAATGGTAAGCCATATGAACAACGAGCAATTTTGTTACAATATGCAAAATTAATTGTGAACCTTGAAACTACTTACCTATTAAAAAAACCGATAACTTTTACTGGTGAGGAAAAAATTGTTGGAGATATGCAAAGAATGTACAAGAAAGGTAATTATGACAAGATCGACTTTGACCTGCTAAACAACTTAGTTAAGTATGGTAACGCATATGAGTATGTGTATATCAAAGATGATAAGAACGTGAGTAGTAAGGTCATCCCTACTGAATGTGGATACCCTATCTATAACGATGAGAATGACATGATTGCATTCGTTGAGTACTATACATCATTAGAGAGTGACTTCTATGTTGTCTATACACAAGAGGAAGTAGTGAAGTATTCAACTATTGGAGGTAAGGACTTACGTGTTGTGGGTTCTTATAAGAATGTTAGCGGTTTACCAATTCACTATAAAACAGATAATGAATTAAGCACAACATTTGGAAAGAGTGATTTAGACGACTTCATTAATATCATTGATGCTATGGAGGATTTACTATCTAAGTTTAGCGATTCTTTCTATAAGCATCATAATCCAATCCCTGTTGTAATTGGGCAACAACTAAAAGGAGAGGGGCTGAATCCTCATATCGTTGGTGGTGGAATTACTTTAGATGATGGTGCTGACTTTAAAATGGTAAGTAACGGTGTCAATCATAAGGCATTTGAGGTAATCTTCAATACACTAATGCAACAACTAATTAACATTGCAAGTGTACCTGCTGTTGCTTTAAATGCTAGTGATGTAAGTAATCTTAGTGAGATGAGTATGAGAATGCTGTATCAACTTGCAGACATGAAGGGTGGCATCAACGAGCGTCACTTGAGAGAGGGACTAGAGCAACGTAACGACAAGGTAGTGGGGCTGTTAGGTAAGCAAGGTAAGGCATACAGTGATGATGCTATTGACACATTAGACATGGTGTTCCACTATGCAAGACCAGTCAATGAGACAGAGGTCATTGATAACTTAGTTAAGATGTATGGTGTTGGTGCAATCAGTATCGAGTCATTGGTCGCAATCAATCCATATGTTAGCAACGAGCACCTAGAGTTGAAGCGTATCTTAGAGAGAGAACAACGAATGAGTGAGCAGAAGCAAGTCAATGAGCAAGTGTAAGCAAAGACAAAGGATGCAAAAGCAGACGTTGAAACTAAGCGAGAGGGTGTAGTCGAGGGATAAGAGAGACAGATGTAAGTGTTGTGATTGTGTGTGGTGAGTTAGTGAAGATATTGGTATATCAGTGTTTAATGATGTAAAGGTATTACTTTCATGCGACACACTTTTAAGTAATGCATGTGTGCGAGGATGAGCCGAGCCAGAAAATAAACGAGCAAAAAATGAGAGGAGTATTCAGAGAACTAATGTTCGTATCACTCCTTTTTGTTCGTTTTTGGGTTGGTGAATGAGTGCGTTTGGAAGAAAATATGAGTGAAATGAAAAACGAACATTCTGATTGAATCATCAATAAATGTTCGTTTGATAGGACTTCCTATAACCTTAATTATGTAAACTACCATATAATGAGCGTTATGAGGGTACTTATTTGTTCGGTAATTACTCTTTTGGGAGAATTGTCTTCATTGAGAGATGGTGAATCCGAACGAACGCTTTACCCCATGTTCGTAAAATGTCCCTCTAGCCAACCTCTCAACACACACCCTGAAAATTTTTAGAAAGGAGAATCTATGATGTTTGATTCTATCCTAAATTTACCTAATCAATCTCTATTATATCTCGAACGCAAAATCAAATCAATGTACCCAACATTAAACCCAATCAAACAACGTCCACTAATGACAACAGAACAATATGAAGCAATTTATCCATATGTTTCAGACATGTTGTATCAAGAATTGTCCTTCACTTCATATGATACAACTCTTGTTCATTTTGAAGATGATGAGAACATGGGATATGAAGTTAATGGAATTAAACTGAATGGATTCTATATTGCGGAACATCACAACGCTAAAACACATATATTCATATTTACATATGAAGGAATCTGGCTCTATAACAATGAGCCATTGGATACACCTACCCACATTCAAGAATATATAAACAAACTAGTTTGTAATTCTCACGAATGTTTAATATATAACAAATCAATTACAAAGGAGAATATAGATATGGATAATATTGAAAGATTACAAATGGAAATCGGTGGTATTGAATTACCGTATGAAGAATTACTTGTGTACTTAGAAGAAGAAGGAATTTACGGTGATGCAACTTACAATGCTTCATCAAAAGCCAATAAAAAAGCAATTTATGCAACTGCACTGGCAATCTTAAATTCAATTGCTAACCAACCACATGCAATGAAGAATTACAAGCAAGACGACATGACAATTGAAAATTTTGCTAAGTATTTGCAGTCACGAATTGACCAACTGGAGAAAACGATTCGTCAAATGCCAAATGAAGATTCTACACCTAGCAATTTCTTCAATTTATTCCAATGAGAAAGGAGAGTAAACAATGGATAAGTTTAATATTTTTAAGACACAATACAACGCCTTTAACGACATGATGTCATTGGCAGGTCAAGAAGTGTATGTAAATGGTGAGAAGAAACATGGAATTATTACAAATACAGATACTACAGAATTTAATGATAAATATCTTTCAACTGACTTTGTAATGATGCGTGGCGATTATATCTATTACGATAATATGTATTGGATGATTTGGAATCAAGTAACTGTACCACGTACAGAATCTTATAAAGGAATTATGAGACAAGCAGAACATGATGTTATCTTTAACTTGTATTATGCAGGTGTAGCAAGTAAATATCTTTTAAAATGTCCTGCAATCATTCAGCGCACAAGTGACTACACACAACATTATCAAAGTACAGTATCAATGATTACAGTTGATTCAGAGATTCATGTGTTTGTAAGAGATACACCTAGCACAAGAAGAATTATCGAACTTGCTGGTAAGGGGGACGGTGAAATTGTTTTAGGAGAACGAAACTATGACATTATTGGTGTATCTATCGAAAAAAAAGGATACCTTAACATTACTTGCCGTTTAAGTAATAGAAGTTCTGCAACTGACTACGTTAATAATATTTATTGGTCAACTAGTGGAAGTAAACCTTCTGATTGGGCGAGTCAAATTGATGATACTTTCTATCAACGTGGAAGCATTCCACCAGAGTCAACTGGAACAGTAACAGTTAAACATGTTAATGAATCAACCGCTGAAATTGCACCATCGGATTCATTAACTGGTAATGTAGGTTCAACATATACAACGTCAGCCAAAACAATAGATGGATATACACTAAAAACAACACCTGCAACTGCATCGGGAACATATATTACAGGTAACATTGATGTTGTATATGTTTATAAAGAAAACGTTTCCCCACCTGCAAATCTTCCAACAGGAACAGAGCCAACAGAAGTTACAGCACTGTATTATGACAATACATACACTGGGAATTTAGAATGGTTGCCAGAATTGAAGAAAAATAATTGGGATGGTTTTAGTGGATATCGTGTAAAAGTTGGTTATGAGGATTGGGGAGAAGATGAAATAGTTAACACCTATACTACAACAGCAGAATGGCAAAAGATAACTAAGACATTAGATAGTACAGGATTTGTTACAATTGAATCTATTTATACTGATGGTACAACAATTGTATATCTAAAACCAAAACGATATACTAAAGCACAATTAGAGGAATTACCAGATGAATCTTCACCTTGGTAATATGAAATTAGTGGCATATCTCATGATATGCCTTTATTTTTGTTTTTAAGGTGTTTTAATTGATTCTTGATATTTTGTATTAAGTTGACTCTTAAAATCTAGTACAAGTAAATTTGAAAGGTCGGTTTTGAAGTGGAAGTGAATTTGTGTTTTTGTAATTCCTTTTAATATATATAAAGTCTGCACATCGAGGAATCTTGAAATCTCTTGATAACAGTGATGTCCTTTTCACTCAATAAGTACCAAGTTATAATTAGGTACTATCATTTGGTATATCGTCCAAACATGATAAACGGAAAAAATATCTCCTAAATAAGCCAAAAGAAATAAATATTGGTATTAATGTATGGATGGTTTAGGAAAAAATTGATAATATATGAATATAAAAATCTAATTGTTTTATTGAGGAGTGGGGTAAGGATGGCTAGACCTAGAGTGTTTATAAGTTCAACATTCTATGATTTAAAATATGTAAGAGAAGATATTGCACGTTGTGTAAGAGATTTAGGGTATGAATCCATCCTTTTTGAAAAAGGTGAAATTCCTTACGGGAAAAATCAAAGACCAGAAGAGTATTGTTATAAAGAAATAGAATTATGCGACGTACTAGTATCTATAATTGGCGGAAGATACGGTTCGGAATCATCCGAATCGGGGTATTCTGTTACACAAAAAGAATTGAGACAAGCATTAGAAGTTGGAAAACAAGTATACATATTTGTTGATAAGAACGTACAAGCAGAATTTGAAACATATAAAATAAATAAGGATAATGAACATATAAAATTCCGACATGTTGACAATCGAAAGGTATATGAGTTTTTAGAAGAAGTATATGAGTTACCGAGAAATAATCCTATATTTTCTTTTGAATCTTCACAAGAGATTGTCAGGGTGCTTAAAGAGCAATGGTCGGGTTTATTTCAACGCTTATTAAGTAAAGAAGAAGATGGAAAACAGTTAGAGATGATAAATGCTTTAAAAAGTACAATGTCTACCTTGCAAAATATTGTAAAGGTGATGTCAGAAAAGAATGAAACTCAAAGTACGGTTATGAAAGAACTAATACTTTTAAATCATCCTGCTTTTTCACATCTGAGATTTCTGTTAAATTCTGGTATGAGGATAGTGTTTATGAATTATGAGGAATTTACTGAGATAATGTCTACTTTTGGTTATTGGAAGCGTGAGAGTGATTTTCCTTTTGATGATTATGAAGATTGGATTAATATACAAAATGGTACTGAATACACACTACAAGTTGCTAAGAATTTATTTGATAAGAATGGAATGCTCGTACCAGAGAGTGATGGGTGGTCACCTAATTTAATGCAACTTCATGAAAGAGAAATGAAAAATCCATTTGCACAGACGGTTAGTGATGAATTGCCGTTTTAATTATTTTATTTTGTGTATAAAAATTTCAAATTGTTTTCTGTAAAAAGTATGGGGAGGACTTTGCAAATTTAAGGATGTATAAACGTACTTTTTAAAGTGGAACAGGGAAATAGACATGCTACTTAACGAAGGATGAATTGCTGAATGCTCATCCTTTTTATTTACAAATTTTCAAACAAAACCTTAATAAATAATGAATTATATCAATTTAACAAAATAAACATTTATCAAGGGGTGGAGTATATGAAATGTAAAAAGAAAAATTTGGTGCTTGTTTTTACAATGTTTTTAACTTTCTTATTGCTTATGGGTTGTGAGAATAAGAAAGAGGAAACGTTGGCAGATAAAGCATTTGAAGAAAATTCGAAAACAGAGGATAGGGCAAAAGAACAAAAGGATGCTCAAACGGAAGAAACGAAAAAAGAAATCAGTAGGAATATTTTTAAAACATTGCCTTGGCAAGTTAATACTTTAATTTCTGATGTGAATGGTGTTGCGAAAATGTTAAGTAAGAAAGCAACAACAGATAAAGATTTAAAAGAACAGTTGAGGAACTTGGAGAAAAGTATAGAAGAGGTTGAACTTGGCTTGGAATATTTACCAGAAGAATTTGAAAATGTTGAAACAAACCTTAAGGGTTTTTCGAGTAACTCAAAAACATTTATAACAGAAGCGGTCAAATTCCATCAAGGGAAAGGAAATGAAGATGAGGTCAAAAAACTATTTTCAGAGATGTTAGATGATATCGTTGCAATAAAAAAGGTGCTTCCTTTAGACGATGAAGATAATGGTTTTTATTCGGTATCTTGGATGGAAGAGTTTATACAAAAGTAG